GCATTGGTTAAATGTAACCAAGTCCTGTATGGTCTAGTAACAATAGCAGATGGTAAAACTGCGTCTGGCGAAGATAAGCCAGTGGAAAATGTTCCTGTAGTATTTTATGGAAAAGGCTCCAGCTACAATGCAATATCTCAGTATTTTAGGGATGTTGATAAGAAGAATTTACTTTCTCCGAATGTAGTAGCTAAAGCCCAATCTATGAAACATAAGAATGGAGCTACCATTTACTATTCAACTAACCTGACTATTTCTGATACTGTGGATTTATCCAAAGACGATAGAGAGCTTTTAGTGGCTTTCGCAGATAGGATAAACTCTTACAATCTCCGAGTATCAGAAGAGCATGCTGAAGCGAGTAATAGCGACAGCATTGATGCCATCGACCTTGCTGCTGTCGAGGCATAATGAGTGATATTCAAGTACTTATACAAGATTTCTTGAGTAGAGCTACGAAGGGGGAGGCTGAAATGCCTCCTTCTTTAATTGAAGAATTTAAGGAAGCTTGTGGTCAAGCTTTAGAGAAACAATTTTCTAGAGAGCCGAGAGAGTTTCGCCTACGCCTATCTGGTATAGGTAAACCAGTATGTCAACAACAGTGTGAACAGTTAGGTATTGAACAGTCATTTAGTTACAATGCTATAATGCGGTTTCTGTTAGGTGATTTAGTAGAGGCTGCTTTAATATCAATTATGAAAGCTTCTGGAGTCAATGTTGAGGATGAACAAAAGCCTACAGCAATAACTTTAGATGATACAGAGGTTACTGGAACATTAGATGTTGTTATAGATAAGAAAGTATTTGATATCAAATCTGCAAGCCCATATGCGTTCCAGAACAAATTTGGGGAATTTGGTGGATACCAAAAAGTAAAAGACGATGATCCTTTTGGATATGTCGTACAAGGTTTTTCCTACGCAGAAGGCGAGAACATGCCTTTTGGTGGGTGGATAGTAGTAGATAAATCTTCTGGAGAGGTCACAGTATGTGAAGCCCCAGCAACACAGACACAAGAAAAGAAAGAAGCTTTAGAGACTGCTACAGCAAATGTTCGTAAATTAAAAAAGACAAAGAGAGTAGAAAAACAATTCAAAGCTACAGATGAAATAGAAAAAGGAGAGCCGACTGGTAACAAACTCCTACCTAAAGAATGTGGGTTTTGTGGATTTAGGCATCACTGCTGGAAACATGCCAAATATTTGCCTAAGCATACATCAAGAGCAAAGAACCCACCTTATGTGTGGTATACTAAGGTAGCAAAAAATGCCCATACTTAAATCTCATAATCTATCTATGGCAGATTTCAAGGAAAACAAAAATGTTTTTTATGTTTATCCTGATAATCTTTCTTTGATAGGCGGAGATACTATTATACAAGAATTAAGGAATAGTGATTTTGGTATTCCTGTATATGTTAAATTATCTAAGAGTCAACCTTTTATTTTTGAAAGAGGTATGGTTATGTTAGATGAAGCTATGGAAAAGATTAATTATTTACTAGGCAATAAAGCTGTTATTTATGTTTTAATAAATAAATTCTATGATATGATTGAATATGACAATGCAGAAGAATATCAAAGAAACATATTAGATGAACTAAATATTATAATAGAGAAAGGACAACCAAAAGGTGTCAGGATATAGATTACCATATAGATCAAAGTTTGAGATAAGAGTAGCTGCAGATTTAGGAAAACGTAAGATAGCCTTTGAATATGAGAAAGTCAGTTTTGATTATGTTCCTAAGATAAGAAACTATACTCCAGATTTCTATCTACCAGAATCTAAAATATATATAGAGACAAAAGGTAGATTAACAACCAATGATAGAGTAAAGCATTTACTAATTAAAGATCAATGGGCTGATTTAGATATAAGGTTTGTTTTTGTCAATGCTGGTAATAGAATATCAAGAACATCAAAAACTACATATGCAGACTGGTGTGACAGACATAAATTTTTGTGGGCTGAAGGTTTAGTACCTATGGAGTGGTTACATGAGTGATGATGATAATGACGATACTATTAAGGTAACATTTCAACAGAGTGATAGCGTGGATGAATTTTTAAAACTACTTGATTTACAGGAAGGTAATATGTATATTATACTAAGACCTGAAGATAAAGGCTTTGAAATAGTAGGTGCAGATTTATTACATAAAGATATAGATGTATTTACAGGAACTCAAATGTACATCTTATTTGCTGGTCTTATGCATTTAGCTACCAGTAACCAAGATTTAGTTATGGAAACAGGGAATGAAATGATCAATAAGGAATTAGAGAGAAAAAGAAAAAGAGAGCTAGAAGAGAAAGGAGAAAACATTGTCATCTTCCCAAGAAGCAAAAAAGATATTAACTAGTTTTAAATATGATGAACATATCATTATTAATGAGGTGTACGATCATATTAAAAATACTTATGATGAACACTACTCAAAGAATAAGTATCAGGCAACAGAATTTATCATAGATGCTGGGCATGGTGCAGGTTTCTGTATAGGAAATATTATGAAATATGCACAGAGATATGGTAAAAAAGGAAATAGGCAAGACAGAAGAAAAGATTTGCTAAAAATAATTCATTACGCTATAATAGCTTTATTTATCGATAACAAGGAGGTCTAAATGGCAGAAGATAAGAAAGAAAGAGCTCGTACTGAGGATGGGAAATTTGTAGGAGATGATCCTACTACCCCTGACGTTAACGAAGCTTTTAAACCTGTAAAGTATTACCTTATGCAGGATAGCTTGGCAAACACTATATTACAAAAACTGGCTTCACTACCTTATGCAGAAGTAAGCGACATGTTGACAGCTTTCAGAGCTATGCAAAACGTCTTGGTTGATCCTACTACCAAGACTGTAATAGGTAATGCGGAAGATGGCACAGGAAAAACCAAAGACTAGAGCTTTGTTAGCTCAATTTAGTGTTGAACTTTCACAAGATGGGAAAGTGTACCTTGAAAATAAGTTAGTGAGTCCTGATACTTTTAGAAAAGCGATGGATGAATGGAATCAAGATTATGAAGGTACACTATCCTTGACTAACCTAATTCGTGAATTTAAGCGAGAATTTGAAAATCTCAAAGAAAAGGCTCATAAATTTCTAATATAACAGCTAAACGCCACCTAAGACGTTTAGAGAGCCATACAGCAAAATTAGCTATCTGACATACTAAAGTACCCACAAAGGCTTAAAAACCTCTGTATGAGCATTTGTGTGATTAATTTTTTTCAGAAAGGCTATCCAGCTAGTGGATTTTGACTATTCTTAGATTTTTCTTCAAGTTGTTTAACTTTTTCTTCTAACAGTAATATCTTCTCATTGAGAGGTGCTAAGTTAACACTTTTTTTAGTTTTAGCTTCTATCTGATCAAGGCGTAAATTAAATTGCCCCCATGTATAGAACCCTCCACCTATTGCCGTGATGACCCCTATGATAGTAATGTACTGTTGAAGCTTAGGTAATATATTTTTCATATCTTTCTCCTTATTTTTTGCCTACATAAAGACCAAACCATGCAGCTCCTGCACCTACTATTACAGATACAAATGCTGATTGTGAATTGGTTGGGTCTGGTAAAGTCATAAACCAGTCGCATGTTTTGTAAAACATAACACCATATAAAGTGATAAGTATTCTTGGAAAGATTCTCCACTTGTCAAAACCTTCAGGGTTGTTATACCAAGATCGTCTTTCTACTTCTACGACTTTTACTTCTTCTTCTGCCATATTATCCTCCAAATAAATCCATAGGCTGTCCAGATGTCATTCCAGACAATTTGTTAATTGTATTGCCTACCATAGTTCCATACGCCACAAAATTATCATCTATAGTGACATCGGTATATATAGCTCTAGGCTCATACCATTGTGCAGGTTGTGGTATACTTAAATCTTGGTAGGTAGTAAAACCAGGAAGATAGTTCATGTAGGCAATTAATGTTGATTGACCTTCTGTATCATATTCTCCTGTCTCTTCTTGTTGTTGAGCTGATTCTTCTTGTTGAGCTCTGATATTACTGGCTACTATTTGATCAGCTATCTGGTCTGCTTCTGACGCAGTAACCATAGTGCTAGTCATATCTTCAATTTGATTATCCATTGTTGTAATTTGTACTTCCGCCATAACCACTGAAGGGGAATCCCCTATAGTAGGCATAGGCACAATATTAATAGATTGTAGTACTGTGTTTGTTTGTGCTTGAGATGAGGCTATCTGGTCCGATATACTAGGAGAGTTTGATACGGATACTGGTGAGCTAGACGTTACTACAGGAGAAGAGGCTACTGCCCCTCCAGAAGAAACTGCAGAGGATACACTTGACGAATTATTGTTTGAGGAACCTCCTCCTGACGAAGTTGACGCTACAGATGATGTGCTGGAACTTATGATATTTGAAGTAAGGTTATTTATCATAGCATTAGTAGAAGCCACAATAGACCTAACTCTTTCCCTACGATTAGGTTTATTTTCTGTTTCTTCTTCATCTATCTCTTCTAGTAAATCTATTTCTGCCTCAAAGAAATCCTCTTCTGTAAAACTCTCTTCTTCTTCTTGAGTCTCTTCTTCCCTCTCTTCTGTATACTCTTCTTCAGCTTCTGCAAATTCCTCAAATTCTTCTTCATGGAACTCTTCTTCAAAAGCTTCTTCAAATTCTTCTTCATGGAACTCTTCTTCAAAATGTTCCACAAACTCAAGAAAATCTTCTTCTGTTCTTAACTCTTCAAATGATTCTGTAAAGTCTAAGAAATTATCTTCATGTATTTCTATAGAGGGTAATTCAATTATATCTACTTCATTAATATCCTCTATAAAATATATGTCTATTGGTTGAAACTCAGTATAATCGTTTTCATGTACCTCATAGAGCTCAAACTCTTCTTCAAAAAATATATCTTCTTCTATAGTATAGTCTTCGTCATAAAATAAATCATCACTGATAATAATAACATCATAAGTATTATCATGGTTGTGCCCATCGCTAATAAACGTAAGAATAGACTCTCCTCCGTATAAGTATTCATCTTCTTCATTATATCCATAAAATTCTTCCTCACTATCGTAGCCATACATCATGGCTTCTGTTATACCTGATCCCATCAGATCAGTATTATTTTCCTCAAGATAATCATCTTCATATGATAGATCATAGACATCACATAGAGTACTGTAGCTTGAGTCTACCAAACACTCTGACGAAAGATTATCATAGGACTCATCAACTACTTCTGCTGTCGTTATACTAAAATCATCAGTGACAACATAGGTGGTGCTATTATTGTCTTCATATCTCAAATACGTCACAGCTTCATTATTTCCTTGTACGCCTATGGTAATATCATGGTTCTGGATACGTAGCTCATCATACCGAAAAGATATCTCATTGGTCGTTTCATATAATATAGCTTGGAAAGTGCTTTTTAAGCCATTACTATACTCAGATACATTATCCCACATAATGACAAAGTATTGATCTGTGTCTGCTGTTTGTCCAAATGTTTGTATGTAGGGAGATTTATTACCAGACGATCTTCTAATAAAATCAGACCATGCAGGGAATACAGAGTAATTAAATGAAGTAGCAGGTAGTGTTTCTGATCTGTAATTCCTACTTCTAGGCACTGAGAAATTTGACTGGAACGTAAAGAATCCGTTCATCGATATATTTACCTCATCGAAGGTTTGACCATAAAATTCAAAGTCAAAGCCGAGAGGTTTCATCCCTGACATGTTATCGTCTCCGAGACTTAATCCTGTGCCAGTTCCAGTTATATCTATGAGGGGGTCAGTACCTACAGTGAATGTAGGATTTGCGTAGGCAAAACTGCTCAGTAGGATTATTGCTATTAAGGTTTTGAACATATCTTCTGGGTAGGATATTTCTTACAGAAGTCTTTTTTCTTATAGGCTCTAAATTCATATCCTTTCATTTCTTTTTTGATTAAATGCCAGTCAGGTCTATCTTCAGGGTTCTCATCCCATGCTTTTTGTGCTTCAGCACCTATCTTTCCTTTATAGGGGCAGGGGCTGCCAGCTTGTTCCATCGCTTGGAAAACACGAAAATCAGCACATAGTAAACTTACGGCTGCTACCTTCATACCCATGTCGTAGAGTCCTTTTGAAAGTTTCAGGCGTTCACAGTTTTCGTCTCGTACAGATTTACCTGCTGATATACCAAAGATTTGTGTCTGAACTGCTGCTGAAGCTCCTGTAGTACATAGGTCTTGGGAATATGACATAATGGAAGGAGCCACTGCGGAAAAAGGAGGACTTTTAACTCTTTGAGTAACTCTTTGAGTAGCAGTAGAGGTACTTGTACTGGTATTCACGTTTTGTGAACTATTTACATTATTATTATTATTTGTATTTGTATTCACGTTTTGTGTATTTACTGTGCTGCTGGATGTAGAGTTGTTGTTGTTGTTATTTGTATTTGTAGCTGTGACTGTAGAAGTATTAACATTAGTATTACTATTAGTATTTGAACTAGTAGCACTACTTGTTACATTACTAGTGTTTAAATTAGTGTTATTAGTTGTAGTAGTGTTTGTTATAGTTTGATCTTGAGTTATATTAGAAGTAACATTACTAGTGCTGTTTGTGGTATTGGTATTTACATTAGTATTATTATTTGTAGCAGTAGTAGTTTGATTAATAGTTGTATTATTAGTATTCAGATTGGTATTTGTATTTGTTGAAACACTAGTATTATTATTTGTATTGGTATTTACATTATTATTATTATTGGTATTTGTTGAAGTTACTGTAGACGTAGTTGTAGTGGTATTTGTTATATTAGAATCTTCCGCAAATGCTAAAGATGTGACTAAGCCTAAAGCCAAGCCTACGATAATGTAGTCTCGCAATCTTTGTATCACATCAATCTCCTATTGTGATTTTGTTAATTTAATATAGGACTAGGACCAAATAATTCTTCTTTTCCTTCTATAGTTTTTATAGTTTCCATATATCCAGTAAACTGTTCTTCTTCCGCAGTGCGTAAAACACTATTTATAATATCTTCATCTGTATGCTCTATGCCTATACCTATAGTTTGTCTAGCCCATTGTGCAAGCCAATTCATATTTTCTTTTGTATATCTTCCTTCTTGAAATATTTGATACAATCTAGCAGAAACATGAGGACTTTGTAATATAGATGCTGTAGCATTTAATTGAGCACGTTGATTCATTCTTATTGCTGCATCTGCACCTATCCATTTTAAACTTACTACACCCCTAAATACAGCAAACACTTTAGCTAAGACAGAAGGAAGACCTATACTTCCAGCAGCTCCTGCTAACTTAGTTTGACCAGGCATAGCTATCTCTATAAGACTACCTTGACCTAATATAACTTCAACACGTTTTCTGTGTAATCCACTAGGGTCTACTACATCTAAAAATTTACCATTCTGTTTCATCCATATAGCACTAGCTCGTAAATTTAAATGTTCAAAATACCTTATGTTTGCTATTTCTTTAGCATGCATTTCAGCAAAATCAAACTTTCCTGCTTTAATTCCGTAGTTATTTTTATTCATAAAATTTCTGTAAGAACGTACAGCATTGTTTTGTTTAACTTTATTAACTGGTATATCGTTTATATTCATAGCTTTTAAGTCTGCTGTATCAGGAAGTTCTTGGTCTTTATACCCTAGTCTTATATATTTAGACAATTCAACAATATCTTCTGTAGCAGCATTACCTATTATAACACCAAAATGACCTCTTGCTACTTGTTCTGAAACATCTATTGTTCCTTTTGGACCCATAATTGTAACAGGATTGTTTAATGCTATTTCTTCTATAAGTCTGTTAAAAGTGTTTCCGCTAGGATCGATGTTTTGTAAAGCTCTAAATATTCCTATACTGTTTTCAGGAGATTTTATCATAATGTCTTTTAGTTCTTTAGCTAAACCTATATGTTCAAATCCTTCTGCTGCTCCAAGGTTAGGTATTTGACTTATGCTTTCATCTAATTTCTTTAAAGCAACACCTTGTTCTTTTGATATGTGATCACTAATATAGTTTCCTTGTATTTTAAATATATCCTCAGCTAAATCTTTTCCTAAGACAGGGCTAAGAAAATGATTTATTGCAGCATTAGATATATTCTCATTATTTCTTATCATGTCTGCAACAGATACTTTTAACAAATGGTCTGCTTCTTTTCTTCTTGGGTTCTTTACAGTCTTACCTTCATCATTAATAATTTTTTTAGGAAATATTTTTTCATAATCGTGTAGCCTATCTACAAAAGTGGATTTTTTATTTGCTACTAAAAATTCTTTAAATATATTACCTCCAGAAACTAAATATTCTCCACCTTTTTGTGCTAATAAATCTCTACCTGTACCCAGATAAAAAGGTTCTACTATCTCTTTCATATATACTCTATTTGCTTCTGCATAAGTTTTTATATTAGAAACGTCTTCTCCTCTTGCCATAGCATCATTCAATAAAACTTGTGATGCTATTTCTGATACAGCACTAAGGTCTCTTACAGTCATAGATAATCTTCTTCTTTGATTACGAGTAAGATTACCATTATTTAATTGTTCTATAGCATTACTTCTCCAAGTTTGAATATTATCTAAAGTTAATACAGAACCTAAAGGGTCTTGTCCTTCTCCTTTTGAAAGAAAATCAAAAGGTTTACCTCTAATATAATCTGAAATTTTGTCAGCTAAAACTTCTTTAGGAACTTGTGCTGCATCATATCTGAATTCTTCTGCTTGATCACCTTTACCTACTTTTATATCAGGTATTTCTGTTATGCCGTCATATTCATGTAAACTTTTATATATTCTTAATAAATCCTCTTTACCTTCGTTTCCTTGTAAATTTAATGCTGTTGTTACTTGTCTTTGAAATCCTTCTCTTATAATATTACTAACAGTAAATTTTTCCATAGCAGCAGGAGATACGCCTCCAGTTCTAGTAACAGCAGTAGATGTAGATACACCTGCAGCAGACTGATCTATATCAGCATATACTGATTCCATTTCAGGTCGTATACCATCCCTATCTCTGATAAATTGAAACTCTTTATTAAATTCTGCATCACTTATATTTATTTGTTGCTTTCCAAAAAAAGGTCTAACCTTTTCGTTGTAATATTCATTTGTCACACTTCTAGCTTTTCCTAAAGCACCAGTAAGTAAATTTCTAGAATACTCCCCTGCCTCACCAGAAGAATAATTTATTCCTGATTTTTCTAAGTCTTCAACTAATCTAGCTTTTGAATTAATAATTATAGGATCAAATATAGGTTCTCCTGCAGATGTTGTAGCTTGTCCATAAGGTACATCCTTTGGAAAATCAGGATGTGCCCCTTGTGCCCTAGCTTCTTCTGTTAAAACTTCTATTTCGTTCTGTAAATTTCTTAACTCTTCTGCTAAGGTTTGTTCTTGCTTACTTACATAATTAACAAGTAATTCTGATGCTTTAGCAGTCTCTGCAGAAACCTGTTCTTGAGTAAGAGCACCGCCTGGTAAAATTAATCTTACCACGTCTGCTAATGCTTGATGTCTTTCTAAAGCTTTTTCCAAAGCTATTTTTTTAGCATCTTTAATTCTTAATTTTTTAAAATTAATATTTCCTGACCAAGGAAGATTATCTATTTCGTTTTGTGAATTTATGTATGTTCTTATCCCATCGTTACTAAATAATTCAGCCATTGTTAAATTTTGAAGTTCTTCTATTTCTGCAGGACTGCGTTTTAGAGGACTATCGTCTGGTAAAAGATCGTTGTGATATCTTATGATTTCGTTTAAGCTACTCCAAAACTCCAGTTGGTTAGAATCTATTTGTACAATTTGTGCGTAAGATTTAGGATCGTTTATTCTAACTGATTCTAAAAACGCCCCATAAGAATCCATAACTTTTCTTTCTCCAGAAGAAGCATAGTAGGCTTCTGCAACTTGTCTTTCAGTCATTCTAGAAAGAGCCTCATCAGAATACTGCTCTACATCTTTAAGATATTCTTTTTTGCCCATGTCTTTTCTAAACCAACTTTTAGACCAAAATTGTGCAGCTCTTGCAGCTCTACCGCTTTTATCAAACATCCATTTTACAGCAGGAGGAGCAAACCTTGAAGCCAGTATCATACCTAACATATCAGTACTAAATCCTATGGCACCTCCATACTTTTCATTAAGCATGTATTCTAAAAAAGTACCTTCAGGTAAACTTGTTCTTATTCCTGCGGCTGAAGAAAAACCTAAAGCACCTGCTACATCTACATAAAATCTAGCATCATTTAATTGGTTTAAAGTTTTTTGAGCCCCTATAGTTCCCTGCAGTAATAATTCATTTGCTGTTCGTGCTGCTCTTCTTCTTTCAATCCAAGCCAGCATACCTTTTCGATTACTTGTAAATATTTCATCAAGAGGTTCAAAAACACTTCTGTTTCCTTCTCTAAAATTTCTTAAAGCTTCTGCATTACTTTTTATTCTAGCTCTAGTACCCCAAACAGGCATATATTCCTCTCCTTTAGAAAGACCTCTCCAAGTTGCTAAAGCATCTGCAAACATACCTAAAAAGGGTTTGTCACTTAAATCGCCCTGCCATTGAGCAGACATTACTTGTTCAGCATACCATGAACTACTAAGACCAGGGATAGGGTTGTCTACTAGTAGGCTATTAAAATCTACAAAAGGATCAGCAATACCAAAAGTTAAATTATCATATGTACCTTCGCCAAATGTAGAATCAAGAATAGATTCACTAAATCCAGAAACCATAGCAGGTATTGCTGGTCCAGTCATAATAGCTTTATATATAAACCTTCCAAAATCCTTATAGTTTTCTATGTCTTGTATACGTTCTACGAATGAACCATTTACAAGTTTTTTTCCGTCTGGACTTGTAGGAGGTCCTAATTGTGCGACTGTACCAAAATTATCTACAAAAACATTTGGTCCAAACACTGTTTCTAAGTTTTCTTGATTTTGAAAAATTTCTGGATAGGTTTGTGTTATACTAGATATTATTGGGTCTGTTGAAAGACCAAAAAAGAATTTTGCAGACAGATCGGTTGCATTATCTCTACTAGGCAATAAGTTATATGCTTTATCTTTATTTATGTAAGCTAAGTTATCATTTAAATTATATTCTTTTTTTGCTTCTTCAAAAGCGTTAGGATTGTCTCTATTCCAAATTCTTTCAGGAGATGCTAAATAAGATTGTAATTTTCTTCTATTAAAACCTTCTGCTACATCTTCAAATGTTCTACCATTAGGAAAAACTTCTGACCCTGTACCTGATATCCAATTAGAATCGCCTAAAAGATTTAAATCAATATATTCTTGAGCATGATAAAATAAAGAAACAGCATCTTTTGCAGTCATTCGTTCTTCGTCTTTTATAAAATCAGGAACAATAATATTTTCCCACATAAATATACTATCTTTTTCTCCACCTCCTATTTTTAATCCTGAATCTCTTCTGCGTAATTCACTAGAATATACAAAATTTCCTGTAAGAAAACTATCATATAATAAGCTGGCAGGCGTTCCTCTAGACTCTTCAAAAAATTCTGATATAAGACCTTCCCCTTCTCTAGGTTCATCTATAGGTAATTGTCGATCTTCAGTAACAGGTTGTTCTGTTGTAATTGGTTGTGCTTCTGGACTAGGCGATTCTGTAACTACTTCTGTTTCTAAATCACGTTCTTCGCCTGTAGTAATGTTTTGTTGTATTTCATTTAATAAATTGTTTTCTCTTTCAGAAACAATTTCTTGTGCTACAGGAGGTGTTGATTCCTGTACACTCATAGGTACATCCTGCTCTTCTACATCCATAGGTACATCCTGCTCTTGTACAACAGGTATAGGCTGAGGTTGTATTTCAAGATTGTTTGAACTAGGAATTTCAATAGATTCTTCTGCAAGAAGATTTTCTTCTTTTTCTTCTTGTGGTTTAAATGCCTCTTGATCTATTTCGTTCATTAATTTTACCATTAATTCCACCCACTAAGTAATTCTTTTCTTTTTTCCTCTGGATTTTCTCCTCCACCGACCCTTTTAAATGTTTCACCTGTCCAACCAGTACCCCAAGGGTTTCCTGTGCTACCACCTCTTGTTAGTGAACCATTAATTCGCTTAAAGCGACCACCTTGACGTGCAACATAATCTTTAGACATAGAGACAAATCCTTTAAAAGGATCATATCCAAAAATACTTTCAAAAATTACACCTGCTTTAGCATTTTCATAGCCTTGTCCACCTACATGACTTACAGCACTTGTCATAAATTCTCTAGTTTGATTTTTTTTACCATCCTTTGCTTTTTTCATTATATAAGAAGAGAAAGCATCATCAGCTAAACTGTTTCTTACAGTTTTAACTGTATTCAATAATACATCTACGTTTCTAAAACCATGAAACAACGAACCTTGAGATAATCCACCAGTAACCTGTCTATAGGCTTGTTGGAAGTCAGCATCAGACACCGCTTTACCTCCTTGATAATCTTGGTTAGCGATAGCTATAGCAAAAGCGTAGGCAACTAATAAAGATTCTAGTCTTGCAGGACCGCCTTTTCCGCCACCGCCCTTTGCTATTTCAAGATGTTCTTGTATTGTTAAATCTCCACCTATACCTAAATCTTTTAAAAACTGTCTTTCTTCGTCTGCAGACCTAACTACAAGTCTTGATTCATTGCCTACTTTTTCAAAAGTACCAAGTCTCCATCCTTCGTTTGTTATATTTGTAGCTACTTGAGATACTTGGTCAAATAACCCACCTGCACCTGCATAATTTTCTAAAACGTTTTGCCAATTTGCAGCAGCCCCTGCAACAAAAATACCATTTTCTCCTTTTAAGACATCCCAAATTGAAGCACTTATCTTAAAAACTTTATCTGCCATAGACCATTTAGTTTCCCAATAATCTTTTTCGGTTGAACTAAGGGCTGGTTCTGAAGGACCTCCTACTAAATCCAAAGTACCTTCTCTAGAGGGTTGTTTATACGTAGGTATGTATGCTGAAACAGTGGCAATAGCTTTATCGATACCCCCATTAATACCTAATTGTAAAATCTTTTCACCATATGCTGCTTTTTCTTCGTTTTCTAGTCCTCTAGTTGAAGATTTACTCCACACATCGGCTGTGTCTTCTAAAAACATCCTTTGAGTATATTGATTTATTTTTGAAGCAGAAGGTCTTTCTCCATCTGTTTCAGGTGCCTCAACAGCTATAGGTACTTCTCCTGAATTTTGTTTATCAGTATTTGACGGATTTGTAATATCTTGTACATTTTTATCAAAATTATCAAAAGTAGTATCTATATTATTATCTAAACCTAACTCTGCTGCTGTTACATCTATATTAGGTGTATAACTACTAGGATCAGTGTTTCTTGCTTTATGTACCTTTACTCTAAAATCAGGAACTTTTTTATATATATCTTCATCAAAATAATTTAACCCTATAGGTTTTTGATTTTCTCCTCTTATTTGCCTTGTAAAAAAAGCAACTGTGTTCATTTCTAGTTGTTCATATTTTTGTCTAAAAGCTATACCTTCACGACTATTATATGTTGTTCCATTTTCTGGATTTAAAAAAGCTTCTTGATACAGTTCAAATTGTGGGTGCAATACAAGCTGTGTAAAATAATCTTTTGACAAATCTTGCCTTTTTTTAGAATCAGCTTCTTCTAAAGGATTTGTAGGAAGATTTATTAAAGGACCCAGATTAAATATTTTTGCGTTACCTGAAGCTTTTATTTGTTCTAGTGTTTGTTTATCTTCTGCTTCCTTTATCTCAATATATTCGTCTGCTACTCCTTTTGCTAATCCTGCAAATGCTAAAGCCATGTTACTCTCCTATTTCCATAAAACTACCATCAGATTCTACAGGTATTTCGTTTTCAATTTGTTCTAATCTATTTCTTGCTTTATTTTTACCTTTTACTTCATCAAGTCTTTCTTTTACTCTATCTAGGTTTTCCCTACCTTTAATTAATTTTCCAAGTTCAGGTCTTCCTATATCTACGTTTTCTCTTGTTTCTGCGTCTAAGGTTGCTTCCCTTACTTCGTCAGATACAACTTCATCTGTAAATATTTGTACAGGAATACCTTCTTCCATAGCTAAATTTAGTATGTGTATAGTTAAAGCAGGTTTTATTAACTCTGCAACATCTGGTGAAAATTTTCCTTCAGCAACTCCTCCTAAAGCAAATGTTTGAACTATAGCTTCAACAGGCATACCTGATATTAAAGTAGAAATAAGAATATCCTTTTCTTCTGGATTTTCAAAAAAAGCTATTATTTTAGCTATAACTTGTTCTGGGTCATTAGTTTCTGCAGGACCTTCAAAAGGTCTTCCTGTTTCTTGTGTTAATGATTGTCCAGGCGTAGGGTGATTAAAAGGGTCTATTTCAGAAGCAACCCCTCCATCTCTAGCATCCATTATTTCTTCTTCTTCCATTGTTTATCCTATTCTAATGTTTGGTCCTTGGGCTGGTTTAATTTTTGTTGAAGGTGTACTGTATTGACTAGTATTATATACTGTATTATTTTTAACAAACTTTTGCCAATCTATATTTGCCAAATGTTGCACTTGATTTGTACCTGCCATTCTCATAGAAGGGGGATCGCCTGCTGCGACTGGTCTAATTTGATTTACAAAACCTGTATCACTTACTGTACCGATATCTATTTTATCAGCAACTAAAGAACTCGAATCAGAATCACTTTTTTGTAAAAGACCTAATTGTGCTAGTATATCTCCTACTTCAGCATCAGATGCTCCTTTATCTGTTAGAGCTCTTACAATACCAGCTACTGCACCTTCTTCACCACCTGTAGCCTTTATAATATCTCTTGCTATATCTTTAGCTGTTTCTACAGTCCATTTTACTGCTCCTACAAACTTATCAATAATACCAGATATAAAGCCACCATCTTTATAATTGTTACCTGTTGTAGATTTTATTTTACTAAGTTGATTTCTAAGACGGCTGGTCATTTGTTTCTTCTCCTCCTATAGCATCAGCTAACCATCTCATAGCTGCACCACCAATACTTTCCCATACACCAGTTTTATATTTATGGTTAAATAGTCTTGTATTAATATCTCCTTGCATACTTAATTTAACTAACTCATGTCCAAATTGTTCTCTTGTTAATCCTTGTGTAAACAACCATGAAGACTCATCTCTGTACTGTTGCCATACATTATTTAAAGCTTGTTGATTCATAGCAAAATTATTTAAAGCATTTACTCTATTAGCTTCATTTTTAGTTGCTGTATTTACAGTATTTACTTGCCTACGCCAAGCTGCGTTTGATTGATTAATCTGTGCAGTCATAGTAGAATTAAATTTATCTCTAGTATCTCCAAGATTTGCATTAAACCTTGCTTGAGCATTTGTTTGATCTGCATTAAATTGTTTCATAGCAGCTACTCTTTGTGCATTTTGTTGAGCTGTCTGAGCACCTAACTGAGCAAAAAATTGATCTACTTGATTTTCAGATTGAGCATTAAATTGTTTTCTAGCATTATCTGCAGCAGCATCTGTAAACAAGGCTTGGCTTTTAGCTTGGTACTTTAACACTTCACCTTGCTGTTTATTACTTAATCCTTGTAAATCTAGCTGTAAAAAGGATTGAGCATTTAATACTTCAGCCTGCTGTCTATTATTTAAATTAGCCATATCCATATTTGCATACGTAGCAGCATTAGTAATAGCAGTTTTCATTTCTGCGTCTAAATCAGCTAAACTTAATGATTGCATAATTTGTGATTCTGCTAAATTACGTTGTTGTTCTTCTGTAAATTTCATATTATTTACTTCTGCTATTCTAGCAGCATTTGTTACAGCTCTTTGTTGATCATTACTTAATTCTTGTCCTGTCAGTGCAGCATCTATTTGAGCTTTAGAAAGTCTTCTTTGTTGTTGAAAAGATAAATTAGACATAGCAAACTGCATATTATTTACAGAATCTTGCATCTTAGCCTGCTGTTCATTACTAAGATTTATATTTTCTATTTCAGAATATCTAGCAGCATTTGTAACGGCTCTTTGTTGTTCAAAATTTAATTCTCTATCCTGTAGTGCAGCTCTTAATTGTGCATTAGCTAAAGAAGCTTGTTGCATATTTGATAAACTTTGAGTTTGTAATGAAAAGGCATTAGTAGAATTTTGTAAATTTCTTTGTTGTCTATTATTTAAATCAGCTAAAGAAATCTGTAAACCTGCTGCTGCATTAGCTAAAGCTACTTGTTGTTTATTATTTAAATTAGTTAAATTTATTTCTCTAAATACTTGAGCATCTTGTGCAGCTATAGGTAGGGAAGACTCCATAGCAGCTTGCATAATAGCAGCACCTGCCATAGAACTTGCAGATAAACCTCTAGCAGCCATTTGAGCTTCAGCATTACGTATAGCTCCAGCAGCATATGCAGGAGTTTTACCATCTGCAAATTGTGCCATGAGATTTGTTAATTGACCTTGTACTGTAGCTTCTACAGGTACATCAGACATTTGTTGGGTCATAGCCTGTGCTGTAGCTCTAATTTGTTCGTCTTCACTAGTCTGAGCAAGTTGCATAGTAGCATTATCTCTTAGCTCTGTCATAACTTGAGCAGTGCCTTGATTTGCTGTTAAAGGATCAATTTCAGGAACAGTATCGCCTACCTCCATTGATCTTTGAGCAAACTGTGCCTGTTGATTATATGTTCCTGAAAAATCTTCTACAGCAGGTTCATTTCTTCTACTTACTGAAGCAACTTCATCTGCAGTTAAACCCTCTGCTTTCTTAACACCTATAGTTTCTGTTGATGGTGCTTGTGCTATAATAGATTCCCCTACTGTAGGAGTATCGTCTTGTGCTGTAACAGTATCTGATAATGCATTTAATGTTTGAGCATTAAAAGCTTGATTTGTTACTTTTGCATGAGTATTTGTAGTAGCATCTACAGTATCAGCATCACTTTTAAGTGTATACCCTGCAGCTTGTAATTTATTAATTTGATCATCGCTGATAATCGAAGTTAGTGCAGTTGGGTCTGTACCTACAAGAACGCCTCCAGTTGTTTCCAACTCTTCATTTTTTACTTTTATATCCTGTGCACTAACTTTAGACGTAGACATTAAATCAGGAGTTTTTCCTGAAAGACCTGCTAGATGATCCATTTGATTTAACACATCACCGAATCTAGCTTCAAGAGTACCTGGTGCTGCTCCAGTATCTCCGCCTCCGCCTGTGCCTGTGCCTGTGCCTGTGCCTGTGCCTGTGCCTGTGCCTGTGCCTGTGCCTGTACCAGT